CGTACCTTACTCTGAAGGATGTGGTGGTATTATGTGGGATGCTTGGGGTGGTTCTGCTGGTGTTAACTGGGCAATATCTAAATTAAAGAAGATAGATAATGAGAGCTAAGTATTGTAAATGTAAAAACACATACAGCATAAAAGGTTGTAAATCAAAGAAATGTAAAGCTCCCTATTACTGGTCACAAGGTATAGGGAGTATTCATATAAACAATCACGTATCTACTATAGTTAATGAAGATACTGAAAGAGTGGAAACACATACTGCATCTGTAAAGACTTCTCAAGAAGGTAATGTTACGAATGTAGATACGACTAGAATTATTAATAATTAAAACTAAATTTTATGGTTAAGAATACTAGCTATAATGTTAGACCAGATAGGCATACGTCTGCTGAGATAGCATTATTAAAGCCAGAAGAAAGTGTTATCGTTTACGACACTGATTTAAAGGTAAACAAGTTTTGGAATGGTACGAAATGGGTTGAAGTAAATGGAGAAGTTGGTCAATCTGGTTACTCACATACTGGAGCTTTTGCTGGTAAGCCACTATCAAACAACTATGTGTGGGAAGCTGGAGCTGGAATAAACTATACTCAGACAGACGCTAATAATGAATTGTATAAGGTTTTATCTTTAGATAGAGATGTCCACTTAGCTGTAGATAACCCTTATTGGTCAACACCTACTCCAAGTGGTATAACAGATATTGGGTTGTTTCAAGGTGCTAACTTGCCAAAAGACGTAAGTACATTAGTAGACTACTCTTATGATTATGATACAGAATACCCGTCTAGTACAGGTACAGGTTTTGAGGGTACTACAGGTAGGATAAGATTAAACGATGCAGTTTATGGAGACCAACTAAGAGTGCGTTTCGATTTTAATATAATACCTCAGATTGCAAACACAACTGTAGAACCAGCTTTATGGTACAGCAATAGAGATGATAATGATAATATAACATTTACATTCCCATTGACTACTCAGCCTATATTTTATGGTGGTGGTACTGTAGGAAATACATATCTTAATAGGGTTGAAATTTCAGCTTGGATAACTTCTAATGAAGATGTTAACGCTTTAACACTCCCTTCTATAAAATCAGATAACCCTATAATAATACAACCTTTAGGGCTTTTAATAACTTTAATACGATAATAAATGGCTATAAAGATAATAAGAAATGAAGCTGGTAACTGTGTAACTTTTCAAGGTTCATCTAATCCAGTATATTGGAACTCTTGTTTAAGTGGAGAGGTAGACGCTACAGAGTCTCAATTAATAAATATAAAGAATGACGTAAGAAGTATAGATGAAGAAGAAACTGTTTATGAGTTCTACAGAATACCATACACAGACTTTCAAGATGCTGACGGAAGCTTCTTTTCTACTCCTCAAGAATGTGCTACATACATAACTGCTGAATGTAATGTATTAGGTAGCATAGGTCAGCAAGTAGCGTCTGATTCTGATAGCTTTGATTTCTTCTTAGAAGCTCGTGACCACACTGTTATAATGAGTACTGGGGATTATTTTCCTATAAACACTATACACGCTGTATTGCAGTCAAATACAATGAGTATAGTTTCTATAGTAGGTTCAAAAACTTACTATTCTAATATAAATCTTAGTAACGTATCAATAGATGGTTCTGCTTTATCTGGAACTGATAACAATAAGATAAATACTTTAAACGCATTGTTTCAAAACGCAGGAACTCAATCAAGCGATGTACCTAATATCACTTCTAGTCTTGCAGTATCTTTAACTCAAGGAGATACTTTAAATTACGAATTAACAGCAGACAATGGTGTTGGATTTGAATGGGATTTGTCTAACGTTAGTGGTATAGCTACGGTTGAAGGTAATATAAGAAAGCTAATTGGAGGTTCTTCGTTATCTGTAGGAACTTATAATATACCAGTTAAAGCAATAAACTACAATGGTGAGGATAGTGAAACTATTGTACTTACAGTATCTATACCTCCTTTTTCAAACACTAAAAGTATTCAATTAAATAGTCAAGATTACTTAGGAGCTAATGCTTCTTTGCTAGACAGCACGTTAGGAAGAAGTGGTAATGGCAGTGGAAGTGGAGACGCTTGGACTATATCTTTTTGGGTTAAACCTACAAACACATCTAGTGGTAGAGTTATATTTTATTATGGCTCAAATGATACTACAAATGGAGGGATTGTAGAGGTAAGGTTAACGAGTACTAATAAACTTAGACTTCAATACGGAAGCAATAATAACTACGTTAGACTTCAATCACCTAATGCTTTAACTGTTGGCTCTTGGCAGCACATTACATACACTTACGACGGAGGAACAACTGGAGCGTCAAGTGGAGATATAAGTAATTATTACAGTAGGTTCGGATTATTTATAGATGGAGTTAGTCAATCAACTAATAATAGTCACGGAAACTATGGTTGGAGTGGAGCTATAAGTGGTCAGAATTTAAGAGTAGGTAAGCTAGTAAGTGGAAACACTTTAAACGGAGAGAAGGTTGATGAATTAGCTATATGGAACAGCGACCAAAGTGCAAATATATCTGACATATACAACAGTGGAAATCCTTTTGACTTATCAACACTAACAACAGAGCCTAAACATTGGTGGAGAATGGGTGATGAAGACACATATCCCTACCTGCAAGACAATGGTTCTGAGGCTAATTGTATATTTCAGATGTACAATATGACAAGTGCTAACATAGTAAACGACGTTCCTTAAAGTGTTGGTTATTAGTGTTATATGTTTGAATATAAAACAGTTAGAATAAAAATACGTTATATTAATATATTAAAAACAACGAATTATGAACAGTAAAGAAATTCTTACAAGCATCAAAGAATTAGTAGGTCTCTCTAAGGAGGAGGTTGCTAATGAAGTTGAAGCTACAGAAGAGGTTATCTTATCTACAGAAGTAGTTGCTGAAGAAGTTATCGAAGAAAAAGTTGAAGAAGTAGAGTTATCTACAGAAGAGACTAAAGAAGAGGTAATTGAAGAAGCAGTTGAATTAGCTGAAGAGAAAGAAGAGCCTAAACAAGAAGCACCAGTTCAAATGAACTTTGCTACTCAAGAAGAACTATCTCAAGTTAAACAAGAATTGTTATCTATGATTAAAGCAATGATGGAAGACAAATCTGATTATGCTGAGGCTGATGTACCTGCTAAATTATCTGCTGAAGAAAAAGAAGCTGTAGAGCTTTCTGAAGAAGTAGAAGAAGAAGTAGTTCATTCTCCTGAGAGTGTAACTGAGACTAGACAGAAAAATTTTAACAATAAAGGAATGACTGCTGCCGAACGAGTGTGGTCAATGATTAATAATTAAATTAAATTTAAAATTCGCTAAAATTATGGCAACAAGTACAAGTATTACTACTACCTATGCTGGAGAAAGTGCTGGGAAATACATCTCGGCAGCTTTATTAGCTGGTAACACAATCGCTAACGGTGGTTTAACTATTAGACCAAACGTTAAATTTAAAGAAGTTGTAAAAAGATTAGAATTAGACGGTATCGTAAAAGATGGTACTTGTGATTTCGCTGACACTTCTACATTAACACTTACTGAAAGAATCCTTCAACCAGAAGAATTTCAAGTAAACTTAGAATTATGTAAGAAAGATTTCCGTTCTGACTGGGATGCTATCTCTATGGGATATTCTGCTTTCGATAACTTACCTTCTTCTTTCCAAGACTATTTAATCGGTCACGTTGCTGCTAAAGTAGCACAGAAACAAGAAATCAATGTATGGAGAGGAGCTAACGCTACTGCTGGTGAGTATGATGGATTCTCTACTTTATTAGCTGCTGATGCTGATTTACCTGCTGCAAACGAAGTTGCTGGTACTTCTGTAGATGCTTCTAACGTTGTAGATGAGTTAGGAAAAGTTGTAGATGCTATTCCTGCTGCTTTATACGGAAGAGATGACTTAATGATTTATGTTGCTCAAAACGTATTTAGAGCTTACAAGAGAGCTTTAGGTGGTTTCCAATCTGGAGGTCAAGGAGCTGCTGGTTTCCAAGATAAAGGAAACAATCAGAACATTAACATCGAGAGCTTTGATGGTGTAAAAATCTTTATGGCTAACGGATTAGCTAATGATACTATGATTGCTACTACTAAAGATAACTTACATTTCGGTACAGGTTTAATGTCTGACCAAAACGAAGTTAAGATTTTAGATATGGCTGACTTAGATGGTTCTCAAAACGTAAGAATCATTATGAGATTTACTGCTGGTGTTCAGTATGGAATTGTTGAAGATATCGTAACTTACGGAATCGTTAACTCTGCTAACTAAGATTAGTATAACATAAACTAGAGAGGGTAGGTGGTTAATCTGCTTACCCTTTTTTATTAACTTTAAAAATATAAATATAATGAGTTGTGATATTTCAAGAGGTCGTTTAGAGCCTTGTAAAGATTCAGTTGGTGGATTAAACGCTGTTTACTTCGTTAACAAAGGAGACTTAGGTGCTATTACCTATGATTCTACCGACACAGATGTTATTGATGCTGTTGCAGGAACACCTGACGCATACAAGTTCGATATCAAAGGAGCTTCTACTTATACCGAGAACATTACTTCTTCTCGTGAGAATGGAACTACTACTTTTGAGCAAGTTTTAGAACTTCAATTAACAAAATTAACTAAAGAAGACCATAAGACTGTTAAGTTATTAGCTTTCGGAAGCCCTACAGTTTTAGTAGAAGACAATAACGGAAACGTATTTGTTGCTGGTTTAGAACACGGATTAGATGTATCTGGAGGTACAATCGTATCTGGAGCTTCTATGGGAGATATGAGTGGATATACTTTAACATTCTCAGGAATGGAGAAAGCTCCTGCTAACTTCTTAGGAGACTCTATCTCTGCTGTAGGTTTTACAGTTAACGAAGGAGTATAATAAATTCTTCTAATAATAATCAAAGCCTTGCATTATGTGAGGCTTTTTTTATTTAAAACAAAATAATTAAAAATACGTTATCTTAGTATGATAATATTACAACCAAACACATCTGAACAAACTATATCTGTAGCACCTAGATATACGGACTACTTCTCGGAAAACGGCTACGAAAGTCGGGTAGAGTCTAGTGGTGGTACTTTAGAAGCTTTAGATTGTGCAATAGATGAGGTTGCTAGATTTAACTCAACCTCTATAAGCATAAGAAGAGATGGTGATGGTAAGTCAGAAGTTATCACAGATGTTAAATGTTTAGTAAATGGTAACTTTATAGACTTTACTTTTGCTAGTGAGATACTAGAAGAAGGTTCTACTTACTATATGGAAGTAACAAATGATGGTGATTTAGTTTATAGAGACAAGATATACTCTACAGCTCAAAACAACTATACTGTAAAGCACGAAGTATCTAAAAGTAGATACGTACAGCCTACAGGAGAAGTAAACGATAATACATATATTATATAATGGAAGATAAGAAAAATCAACAAAACGTAAGAGTACTTAATTTATCATCTTACGAAGCACCAGAAGTAAAAGAGGTTCACAATAGAGATTGGGTTTCTTGGGGTGATGACAACAATTACTTTGGTAGATTAATTGACTTAGATACTTCTAGCCCAACTAACGCTAGATGTAATAATGGTATTGCTGATATGGTATTTGGTAGAGGTATAGAGTCTACTAACTCTGAGTTATTACCAGAACATTATGTAAGAATGAAGAAACTATTAAGACCTAGAGAAATCAAAAAGGTTGTAATAGATAGAAAGAAGTTAGGACAAGCTGCAATTAAACTTACCTACAATAGAAATAAAACTAAGATATTAAAAGTATCTCACTTTCCTATGGAGACTCTTAGAGCTGAGAAAGCTAACTCTAAAGGAATTATACAAGCATACTACTATCATCCTAAATGGGCAGATGCTAAACCTAGCGATAAGCCTAAAAGAATACCTTGCTTCAAGCACGGAAGTAAATCACAAAGAGAAGAGATATATATAATTAAACCTTATAGAAGTGGTTTTTACTACTACTCTACTCCTGATTACCAAGCTTGTTTACAATATGCTGATTTAGAATGTGAAGTATCTAATTATCATATATCTAATATACAAAATGGATTAGCTCCTAGTTTATTTATTAACTTTAACAATGGTATTCCTAACGAAGAAACTCAAGGTGCTATTGAGAAAAAGATTAATGATAAGTTTGCAGGTAGCTCTAATAGTGGTAAGACAATTATTGCATTTAACGAGTCTTCTGAAACACAAGCTAACATAGAAGCTATACACTTACCTGATGCTCACGCTCAATATCAATTCTTATCTGATGAAGCTAGAGAAAAGATTATGTTAGGTCACGGTATTGTATCTCCTATCTTATTAGGTATTAAAGACAATACAGGGTTTGGTAACAATGCAGAGGAATTAAGAACAGCATCTGTATTAATGGATAATGTAATTATTAGACCATTCCAAGATGAGATTAAATATTGTTTAGAAGATATATTAGCTTTTAACGGTATTACTCAAGACTTATACTTTGTAACATTACAACCAATAGAGTTTACAGAACTAGATAACATATCTACTAAGATTAGAAAAGAAGAAGAAACTGGTGAGAAATTATCTTCACAAGCTAAAGAAGACTTTTCTGAAGAAGAAGGTGATGATATGCTAGAGCAATTAGAAGGCTTAGGAGAGGTTTTAAGCGATGATTGGGAGGTTATACATAGCGAAAGATATTCAGAGGATATAAGTGACGTTAGAATGGCTACAATTAAGTCTAGCAACAAATCATCTAAAGAAGATAGTGATGTATATAAGATTAGATATGCTTATATGCCCGTAAGAAGTAATCCTAATAGTAGAGACTTCTGTAAAAAGATGGAAACGTTTACTTCTAGAAATATAGTATTTAGAAAAGAGGATATTAATATGATGTCTTTTAGAGGAGTAAATAGTAAGTTAGGTCATAACGGTCAGAATTATAGTTTGCTAAAATTTAAGGGAGGTAAAAACTGCCACCATTACTGGGAGTTAAGAGTATTCAAACTTAAAGGAGACAAGAGAGTAGACCCTGATTCAGCTTACGAGAAAGGTTTAAAAGAACCTAAGAATCCAAGTGAGATGACAGAAAGAATGATTGATAGAGACGATAACGGAGCATACAGAAGTACATTAAGTAAAATTAAAAACATACTAGGACTATGAAAGCATTATTCATAAGTATAGCAGATTTAAAGGCTAAGTCTATTATAGACGGAAACACAGATGCTGATAAGCTAATTCATCAAATTGAAGTAGCACAAGATATGCACATACAAAACTATTTAGGTGGTAATCTATATGACAAGCTACAGGAGTTAATATTGTCTGGAGATATAGACTTACCTGCTAATAGCGATTATAAAGCTCTTAGAGACTCTTATATTAAGCCTATGCTAATATGGTTCACTCAACTAGAGTACTTACCATTTGCTATGTTTAAAATAGATAATGGAGGTATAAACAAGCATAGAGGACAAGAGTCAGATACAGTAGACTTTAGAGATGTAGATAGAATGCAAAGTAAGATTACAGATAGAGCTGAGTTCTATACTAAAAGATTCTTAGATTACATTTGCTTTAATAGTCAGAAGTTTCCAGAGTACAATAACAATAGTAATGGAGATATGTACCCTGACAAAGATGCTAATAGCTTTTCAAGTTTCGTACTATAATGAGTGTGAAGGCAAAATATAAAACGAAAGTAAAGAATATAATTAAGCTAGAAGCTTTTTATAATAAGATTAATAAACAAATAAATAATAAAGATGGCAAACGAAATATATCCAGTTAGTTGGTGGGGTAATCCAGTTCAGGGTGGCTGGGGAGGAATATACTACGACTACACAGACCCTACCATTTCTGAATATCAGGAAAGAGTTTTAGCTGATGGAGGGACTATAGAGGCTATAGATTGCCTTAAATCGAATTTAAACCTTATAAATAAATAACAATGGCAACACCAAGTATAGCAATGATACCTTCGGGGTATAAAGATGGAAAAGTATATAGTGTACTACCTAATAGTGCAGACGGAGACTTCGACTTTACAAGAGGTTCTGCTGCAACTAGAGTTAATGCACAAGGTTTAGTTGAAAATGTACAGATACTAAGTTCAGAGTTAGTTTCAAATGGAGATTTTTCACAAGAAGGAAGTGAGTTAATTACAAATGGAGATTTTGCTACTGATAGTGATTGGAGTAAAGGCACAAATTGGACAATAAGTGGTGGAAGTGCAAATTGTGATGGTATTAGTGCTACATCAAATCTTAGTCAAGTAATTACATCTTTTACTGGTAAAACCTTTTTAGTTGAAGGTAGTGCATCTAATGTTAGTCAAGGTTTTGTTTATATTTCTCTAGGTGGTACTGATTTACAAATATCTGTAAACAGTAGTGGTAGTTTTAAACATTATGTAACCATATCTTCTGGTAATTCTACATTATTTATATCTGCAAGAAATAATTTCATAGGCTCAATAGACAACGTTTCAGTAAAAGAAGTCGGGCAAGATTGGACTGAAGGTGTAGGTGTAACTATTTCTGGAGGTTCTGCTAATTTTACTGGTAATGCTAATGCTTTTTTGACGCAATCAAATGTAGTTTCTTCTGGTAAAACATATAAAGCAACTTTTACAGTTAGTAATTATGTTTCGGGTGCTATTGATATTAATCTTGGAGGTTCTACAAGACAAGGTAATGTTAGTGCTAATGGAACATATACTTTTTATATTTCAGTATCATCAGGAAGCATATTATATTTTCAAGAAGATTTTTCAAATGGTTTTACTGGCTCAATAGATAACGTTTCAGTTAAAGAAACAACAGACGATACAGACATACCTAGACTAGACTACTCAGATGGTTCTTGCCCGAGTCTTTTATTAGAGCCTCAGAGTACGAATTTATTACCTTATAGTGAGGATTTTAGTCAGTGGAATAATATAGATGCAACCTTAATATCTAATCAACTTAGTCCCGATGGTCAAAATAGTGCTTATGTTATAGAAGGTAATAGTGTAGGTAGTTTTGAAAGAATAGATAAAACAACTACAACAAATGCTACACCACACACCTTTTCTGTATTTATTAAAAAGAAAACAAGTGCAGTAAGTTCCTATAGTGGAATACAAATGGGTACGTCTTTTTCTTATGTAATATTTGATAGTTATAATGGAACATACAATACATCATTAAATACCAACTATGATAGCATTGAGGTAGTGGATTTTAATTCTGATTGGTGGGTGTTAAAATTAACTGCTACTGTAACAACATCAACTAGAATAGGTTTATGGGGTGCAATATCTGAAGACGGAATTAACATATCTACATCAGCAACTGGTAGTGAAACGTTTTTTGGCGCACAACTAGAAGAACAATCATACGCAACATCATACATTCCAACTAACGGAAGTATAGCAACTAGATTAGCTGATGTAGCAACTGGTAGTGGGAACTCTAGTTTAATAAATAGTACAGAGGGTGTATTGTATGCTGAGATTAGTGCTTTAGGTTTAGGAGCAAGTTCATCATTAGGAATAAGCGATGGCTCTGGGTCAAATAGAGTTTTAATTTTGTTACAAAGTAGTGGAGATATTAGGGGTTTTATAGCAAGTAACGGAGCTATTGTTTTTGATGAAACTTACTCTGGTATATCAACTTTAAATAATAATAAAATAGCAGTTTCATATAAATTAAATCAATTTATCTTATGGATTAATGGTGTGAAAAGATTTACAGATACAAGTGGAAATACGCCAATAGGATTAAGTGATTTATCTTTTGATAACGGAAGTGGTGGTTCTATTTTTCACGGAAAAGTAAAAGCAGTAGCAGTTTACAAAGAAGCATTAACAGATGCAGAATTACAATCTTTAACAACAATATAATTATGATACATAAAAGATATACATTTACAGATAAAGCACAAGCAGATTCAAAGATAAGTAAGTTCTTTGATATAGACCAAGAAGGTAATAAAATACCTAATGAAAGAGCAGCATTTATATATTTAGATAAGTTTGTGCTTACTCAAGGAGAGTATGATGAAGAAGGTGTAGAGATAGTAGCTCCTATATATTCTGAAGGATATGCACTTGATGTTGTTTGGCACGAACTAGAAGAATCTCCTTATGGATGGAAGTCTTATGAGACAGAACCTGATAATCCTTTACACAAATTATATTAATGATACAACAAGATAAATTGTTACATTTCTTTTACGGAAGTATTATACTACATCTATCTATGGTAATATTTAACCCATATATATCTATAGCTATAGTAGCTTTAATAGGTGCTGGAAAAGAATTAATATATGATAAATTTATGAACAAAGGGAATTGCGAGTGGCTAGACTTTGGTTTTACTATAGCTCCTTGCTTTCTCTACTTAATAACTATAGTATTCTAATACACTAACCAGATGAAGATAATACTACTAAAAGTCTTGGAGATAATTATACCTCCTTTTATTAAAACCATATTCAAGAAAAAAGAAAAGAAGAGGTTAATAATAGAATTAGAAAACCACGATATATTTTCTACTCTTGTTAGAGTTAGAAATGAAGTAGCTAATTTAAAGTTTTATACTCACGGAGAATATGATAAGGTTAAGACTAGAATGTGTTATGACTTCACCAAGCATAAGTCCATTAAGTGTTCTTCAAGAATGTTAGACATTATAAGAACAAAAGGTATAGACTCTATGGATAGAGATAAGCTAAAGAAACTTATACTTCTAGAACAAGGAGATATGCACAGAGAATACATAAAGTCTATTAGAATAGAATGGGATTTAAAAGGAGTAAGTCCTCAAGACGTAGATTACGTTATACATTTATTTGAAAAGTTTAGATACGATGTAATAGTTTCTTTTGAACATAGAATAAACTCTATATTTGGAAGTACATATAATAAAGATAATTTCTCATTAATGTTGGCAGTATTTGAAATGTGGGCAATGGGAATTGATTTACTACCCAGAGATATGTCAACTACGTTTGAGTCTCTTAATGGTAAGTTTAAAGATATAAAATACTTGGCATAATGAGTAAATACTTTAAAGAAATAGAATATAAAATGGATAAGAGCTTTTTAGAGAAGTTAGACCAAGCAAGAGAGTTTGCAGGTTTTCCATTCTTTATTAACTCGGCTTATAGAAGTCCAGACCATCCAGAGTCTATTAAAAACCCTACATCAAGCCATATAAAAGGTTTAGCTGTAGATATTAGAGCTAGGGATAGTAGAACTAGGTATTTAATTATTGATGCTTTAATGCACGTTGGATTTAATCGTATTGGTATTGCTGATACATTTATTCACGTTGACGATGATAAAGATAAGTCTTGTGGTGTAATATGGACTTACTAATATTCTTATTTAACTTGGTAATGTTATTTAGTGGAGCTACTGTTCCATTAGATGCTGTTAAATACCCTAAAACACTAATGCTAATTAATAGGTTAGCTTTAATAGGTTTAATAATATATTTAATGATATGAGTGATAAAAAATTAAAAAACAATGGTAAAGGTACTTTCTTTGGTAATCTACTAAGAGGGTTAGTTAAGACTGGTAAGAAAGCATCTCCTATATTCGATGCAATAACTGGTGGTAAAGTATCAGATATATTAAACGCTATTGGTAGCAGTAAAGAACTAACAGCTGTAGAAAAAGAAATGTTAGTTAAAGAACTAGAACAAGATGTAATTGAAATGCAAGAAATCTCTAAAAGATGGGATTCTGATATGTCTAGTGATTCTTGGTTAAGTAAAAACATAAGACCTCTAAGCTTAGCTTTTCTTACATTAAGTCTATTTCTATACGTTATATTAGATAGTTCCTTAAACAGCTTTAAAATAGATTCTCAATGGATATCTTTATTAGGTAATTTACTTATGTTGGTATATGGTGGTTACTTTGGTGCTAGAACACTAGAAAAAATACGTCAGAAGTAAAAGACTATTTTTTAATAATACACTACTCTAAAAAAAATTGAACATACCTATCCTAAATTCTTCAATATCTTTTTTTATAACTATTTGCCTTTAGGGGCAAATATTTATGATTTAATATCTTTGCGAGAAGCAAAGGTTGTTATTTCTTTAAATATAAAACAAAGGTACGAAAAAAAATCGAGAAAGTCAAATTTACTTATTAACAATTTAACTTCTATGTTTATAACTATATTTGGTAGTTTAATTTATTTTACTTATATTTATATTGTGAGAAACAGAAAGAGACATAATTTTAATGATTTTATTCCTAGATATACAGATACCTATACTAAGGAGATGGACGAGGAAGGTTTAAAGATACTTAAATGGTCTATGTTTGATAGTCCAGACTCTTTAGGTAGTGGTAAAAGATTTATGGAGAGTGAACCTGTTTTTATATTAGACACTGTTTTTAGAAAGGAAAGATTAAAGGGCTACATACACTTAGGCTACACATCGAAGGCTTACGCAGACCGAATAGGGCTTGGTTTAGAGTCAGAGCATAGGATAGGCAAGGCGATAAAGTTTAAGTGTATAAATCCTGCTCATAGATTTAGATTGGTTAGAGGTCTAATTCAATATGGTGTAGAAAGAATAAGGTTATATGACAATAGTATTTACTTCGATACTGAGCATAATCTTAAAGGTGAAGACCTTAGTTTTAGACATTTTTAGTTTTTTTGTTTATTAGTTTTATAGGGAAGATTTAATTATTTTCCCTATTTTTTATGTCTAAAATTTGCGTATGTCATTTATTTGTTGTATGTTTGCACTATTATTAACTATAAATTATATAAAATGAAAAAAGTATTATTAGTATTAGGATTATCATTAGCGTTTGTGTCTTGCGATAAAAGTGAAACAAACATCTACCTAGATGACGAAGTAAAAGAAGTAGGAGCTACAGTTATAATAGCACCTCAAGCGTCTTCATCTAGTGGGACTAGTGGAAGAGTTACAACATCTAGCACACCCGTAGATAGAGATGGTATGTTTGTTTGGATTGATGAAATTACTGTTGTAGCTCAAGATTCTCAAAGCGTAAACTATGGAAAAACATTTGTGTTGGTAGACGATGCAAGTGGAGCAGATGGATTCTATTTAGAGGATGTTCCAACTAACGAGGTTATTGATTTCTCGGCTTCATCTACATCAAAAGACGATGGGGCAGGTAAATTTTTAACTAGCACAGGAAACCCTAACAACTTAGATGGTTTCGTTGGTAGAATGCCTTTTGCAGAATATGCAACAGACGCTCCAGTATCTCAATACGTTGAGAATGGTGACAATGTGGTTTCGTTACAAATGAATACTCAACACGGAAGACTTATATCTTCTTTTCAACTAGATGATGATATTCAATATAACAATCCTAGCAACAATAACTTACCAATGTATAAGTTGGTTGTTAATAGAGGAAGTGAGTCAGCTTATGCTACTGGCCCTTCAGGAGTTGTATCTTATTGGAACAATGCTAACTCAACTGGAGGCGTTTCGCAAACGTTTGACGTAGAAATACAAAACTATGAAACAGGTGTTGTAGTGTATACGAGAACTATAGATGAAACTTTCGTAGCATCAACATCAACTACTAACAAGTATGTCGTGGGTTTGGATTTTGTAGACTCATCCACAGTCGAAGTTATATTTACTTGGCAAGCTTGGAATGATAACGATGGTGTTGATGAAACAACTGATTGTGGCACTTTAACCACTATGAATGTATCAGGTAGTTATGCTTTAACTCAAGATACAGTTCTTGAAGATGTAAATTTAGTTATTGCTGGAGACTTAAATCTTAATGGATATACACTTACAGTTCCTTGTGGTTCAGTAACAGTTAGTGGAAACTTTAATGGTGGAGGAACTCTTATACATTGTGGAGGTCTTGTTGTGTCAGGTAATACTCAAAACAACCCAACTATAACTCAAAACTGTAACTAATAAAATAATTAAAGTTTTTCTTGTGTATGTTATTTATATTTCGTATGTTTGCATAACAAAACAATAAATATGAGAGACTTAGTAGACTTTAAAAACGCACAGATTACAGCACTACAAGAAAGTAATGCAAAGCAGGAAGCAAGAATAGCTATATTAGAAACGTGGATATTCGAGCTTACGGATGATAAGTGTCCGAGAGATTATAAACAAGTAATAAGAACAGAATTATTAAAAACCAATTAAGAATGACAATTTTAGAAAAACTACAAAGGATTCAATTAGAGCTTAAAGCACCTAAGAATCAGTACAATTCGTTTGGAAAGTACAAGTATCGTTCAGCAGAAGATATCTTAGAAGGTATCAAGCCATTTGAAGACAAGTACAGCGTACTATTTAAGATTAGCGATGAGCTAAGAGAAGTTGCTGGTAAAGTATTCGTACATTCAGAAGCCAAAGTAATAGACTTAGATGTTACAGACAGAGAAAGTTCAATCTCATCTACTGCACAAGCTATTATAGATTTTGACGCTAAAGGAATGCAAATGCCACAACGAACGGGAGCAGCTAGCTCATACAGTAAGAAGTACAGTCTTGGTAATTTATTATTATTAGACGACACCAAAGATGCTGACGCTGTGAACACACACGGAAAGTCTAAGCCATCATTAAAGCTAGGTAGCCCAGAGTATAAGAAAGTAAAAGAAGCCTTAGCTGGAGGTAAATTTACAATAGCACAAGTAAAGACTAAGTATGTAGTATCAGCAGAAATAGAAAAATCATTAGTATAAACAATTAAATAAATAAATTATGAGCTTACAATTAAAAGGAACAATTAAGTTAATCGGAGAGAAACAAGTATTTGATTCTGGATTCCAAAAAGTAGAATTTGTATTAACAACTAACGATGAGAAATACCCTCAAGATGTTAAGTTTGAAATCGTACAAGATAAAGTAGATGACTTCTTAAAGTACAATAAAGTAGGGTCTGTAGTAGACGTAGACTTTAATGTTAGAGGTAATGAGTATCAAGGTAAATACTATGTTAGCTTAACAGCTTGGAAAGTGTTTAAATCTCAAGCATCTGCACCAGCTACTGATATAGGAGTACCTGCTGAAGAAATTAAAGCAGACGACTTACCATTTTAAATTTATTGGGAGGTGTAAAAGCCTCCCTTTATTATTTAACTATTAACCTATAAACTAAAAACAAATGAGCGAAGAACAAAAAGAAGAACAACACGAGCATATCTTATCTATGCAAATGATTATGGAGGAATGTGCTATCGACATTAACAAGAAGATAGAACACCCTCCAGTAGCAATTAGCTATAAAACTAAAGAAGTAGTAACTAGAGATGGAGAGATTAAGGAGTTTCCAATACCTATAGGTACTTATGGTAATTTTAGCTTTATACAAGCACCTCCTAAGTCTATGAAGACATTCTTTGTTAGTTTATTAGGTTCTGCTTACTGTAACCCAGAAGGAAGTCATACATCAGGACTAAGTTCCTTTAGAGAAGATAGAGAGTATATTCACTTTGATACAGAGCAGGGAGATTGGCATTCACAGCGTGTGTTTAAACGTATTCAGTGGATGAATAAAACATCTAACTTAGACTTCTATCATACATTTGCATTAAGAAAAATAGGTTTTAGAGATAGAATAAACTTTATAGAATATTATTTACAATCATTAACAGATGCTGGTAATAAGATAGGTGTTGTAGTTATTGATGGTGTGGCAGATTTAGTATCTGATGCAAACAATCTTGAGGAATCAAACCTCGTAGTACAGAAGATTATGGCTTGGACTACTATTTATGATTGTCATATCATTACAGTAATACACTCTAACTTTGGTTCAGATAAACCTACAGGACACTTAGGTAGCTTCTTAGAGAAGAAAGCAGAGACTCAGATACAATTAGAGAGAGACCCTAATAAACTAGGTGCTATAACAGTATCTTGTAAGAGAAGTAGAAACACACCATTTGAGCAGTTTGACTTTAGATTAGATGAGAATGGTTTACCTAAAGTAGATAACCCAGATGATGTTTATAGCTTCTAATAACTATAGTTGTAAAATAAGTAAAAATTAATTAAATTTATATAATGAAAGATTTCAGACCAAGATTAAAAGGAAATATCTTAAAAGCTTACAATTACTTAGTAGGTAAGGAAGATAGAATATTAGTAATTGGAGACTTACACGAGCCATTTTGTCTAGATGGTTACCTAGAGCATTGTAAAGAGATTTACGCAAAGCATAACTGTAATAAGGTTATATTTATTGGAGATGTTATTGACAACCATTACAGCTCTTATCACGAGCCAGACCCTGATGGATTAGGTGGTGGAGATGAGTTAGAGTTAGCTATTAGAAGACTAGCTAGATGGTACGAGGCATTTCCAGTAGCAGATGTATGTATTGGTAATCACGATAGAATTATATCTCGTAAAGCGTTTAGCTCTGGAGTACCTAAGAGATGGATTAAGTCATTTGGAGAAGTATTAGAAACTCCTAACTGGACTTATGATACTAGATTTGTATATGATAACGTTCAGTATATTCACGGAGAGTCTGGTAGAGCTACTAAGAAGTCTAAAGATGATATGATGAGTACAGTGCAAGGACATAGACATACAGAGATGTTTACAGAGTTTGTTGTAGGTGCTAATTACAAAGTATTTGGTTGTGCAGTAGGATGTGGTATAGATAGTAAATCTTATGCTATGGCTTATGGTAAGAACTTTAAGAAACCTGCTATTGGTTGTGCTGTTGTGTTTGGTGGAACACACGCTATTAATGAACCTATGCACTTATAATGACAGAGCAGTCAACTATAGACTTCTTAAATAAAAAAGTAGGAACTAAGTTATCGCTAGTATCTGACAAGTACAGCAGTTACGATGCTAGTGATGACAACTACATAGTAGAGATAAAAAATAGAAGAGCTTATTACAGAGATAAATTGATAGAAGCGATGAAGTTATACAAAAACTACCAAGCATCACAATTATCTAATAAGCAATTCCTTTATGTAGTCACTGACGAGAAAGGTGTTTGGGTATTTAACATATCTAAAAATATTAAAGCTGTTGTTGTTATGCCTGTTAAGGGTATAGAATGTCCTAAGACTACAGACTTCAGTTCTAATGACAAGATAACTAAATACTCTTACGTTTTACCAGAAATAATGTCTAAACACTTAGAGTATGATACATAAAATAGAATCACCATTATTCGTAACACTACCTAGAAAGACTACTAAAGATAAAAGGATTTCATTAAATATGAATACTTATAGGAATCTTCACCACAGGACTAATAACGATGCTAAGAAAATGTATCACGAGCTAATGAGATACAACTTAGAAGGATTAAAGATAAACACACCTGTAGAGATTACTTATAAAGTATTTAAAGGCTCTAAGAGACGCTTAGACAAGATGAATGTAATATCAGTAGTCAGTAAGTATTTACTTGATTCTATCACAGAGTATGGATGCTGGGAAGATGACAATGATGACTTTGTAAAGAAAGAAACAGTATTACCTACAGAATTAGATAGAGAAAGACCAAGAGTAGAAATAACAATTAAAGAGATATAAATGTTAGAATTATTAGCAAAACAACACGATGATTGGATTAGAATAGCTTTCAGTATGACTGACGATATGGATGAAGCCAAGGACTTAGTTCAAGATATGTACTTAGTGGTTATTGAAGGTACTAGGTCTGTCGGAGATATAACTTATAAAGACCAGATAAACAGGTATTTTGTTTGGAAACTATTAAGAAGTTTATTTGTAGACAGGTATAGAAGAAAAAACTCTAAGAAGAATATAGTTACTTGGGAGCTTAGAGATGAGGATAATGCTATAGAAAGCATTGATTATGATTATAGTGAAGATGAATGCTTTAGCTCTATACTAGACAAGGTTAAGGACATAACGTCTGACTGGAAGCCTTATGATAAAAAACTATTTGACCTCTACTTTATGCAAGGACTTTCTTTGAGAAAGATAGCTAAAGGAGCAGGAATAGGATTAAACTCAATACATAATTCAGTTAAAAGCTATAGAGAAGTTTTACGAGAGGAATTATCAGAAGACTTAATGGATTACTTTAACGGAGATTACGATAAAATAGATTAATTATGAAACCAGATAAATATTATTTAGATTTAGAAGAAAGAGGTTACTATAACACCATAGACAAAAGGTCAAAAGATTATAGAGAGTACAAGCAATGGAAATCTACTAAGGTAGAAGAAGGCTACAAATCACACAAGAAAAGTGTAGAGAAGCAATCTAAAGGACTAGGAGACACTATTGCAAAGATAACTAAAGCAACAGGTATAGATAAGGTTGTTAAGTTTATAGCAGGAGAAGATTGTGGGTGTGATGAAAGAAAGGAGAGGTTTAATAAAGACTTTAAGTATAAGAATGTTAAATGTCTTAAAGAAGATGATTACAAGTATCTGTCTAACTTTCTAGCCAACAAGAAAACTACTATTAGTTATGACGATAGGGTTAAAGTTATAGGGATATACAATTATGTCTTTAGTACTAATGAGAAAAGAACTACAAGTTGCTCTTCCTGTATAAGCAAAATAGTTAAAAACCTAGAGAGGTATATGAAGAATTACCAGTAATAATTAGCCTAGCAGTAAAATGTTAGGCTTTTTAGTTAAATAAACTTGCGTATGTCAAATATATTTCGTATGTTTGCTTAACAATAAAAACCAATAATTATGAAAGTAGTAAATATAACAGAAGAAGAAAGTTTATATGTAGTAGAGTTGAAGCCAAACTTTATACAGCGATTATTTGGAATGAAAAACAAGTTTATAAAGTATAAAAGAAGGCCATTTGAAACCTACAGGTTTGGAGGTGGAAGTGTCTATTACAACCAAAAAGGCAAACAACTAAGGAATAATCATTATATACAAAAAGCAATCGACAATTATATACGGTCTTGGTAATTGTGCCTAACACTAAGATAAGATACGTTTGGAAAATAATTTAAAAAAAAACTAGATAATTATGAAAACAGATTACAGATTTTGGGAACAGAATGTTAACCCAATTACAATGCGACCAGATGATAAGAAAAACTATAGTTCATCTTGGGATTTAGACGAGATGGGTAAGTCTCAAAAGAAAAGAGAGGCTATACAAGAGAGACAAGCTATTAGAGCTGCTACAGAGTTAAAGAATGAAAGAATTAAAAGAGTAGGAAAGTTTTGGTAATATTATTTGACGCAGACAGCCTTATTTACGCATCTTGCTTTGATTCTAATAAAGAGTCTGGTGAGAAGTGGTTAACAATAGATAAGGCTTACGAGAAGTTTCAAGAAGGACTTGATAAGATATTTGCTGAATTAGAAGAGCAAGTAGAAGTAGATAAGTTTATAGTATGTAATGGTTCTAAAGGTAATTTTAGACACGACATATCTAAAGAGTATAAAGCTAATAGAACAGGAGAGAAACCTCCGATACTTGGTAAGCTACATAGTTTAGTTAAGAAGAAGTATCGTTCTCATTATGGCTTAGGGATAGAAACAGATGATGTTGTAGCTACATTATGGAAGAGAGTTGCAGATAAAAGTGGTGTAGACTCTGTTATAATAGTATCTATAGACAAAGACTACAAACAATTTCCTTGCTGGTTTTATGATTATCATTGGAAAAAGAAAACATTATCTAAGATATCAGAAGAAGAGGCTACTATTAACTTTTATACACAAATGATTGTAGGCGATTCAGCAGACAATATTAAGTATTGTAAAGGATATGGAAAGGTTTATGCTAGAAAGCTCTTAGAAGACGTTAAAACACCATTCTCAGCTACAAGAAGAGTTTATACATTGTTTAAAGAAGTGTATGGAGATGAAGCTAAAGAGAAATACAATGAATGTAAAGCATTATTAACATTAAAAACAGATTGCAATGACAGAATCAGAATACAAGGAAAATAATAATGAGGTTATAGATGCTTATTATGATATTTATACTTATAATTTAGAGATGGAACTTATAACTTTAGAGGAATGTGAGTTGTTCTTGGACTTACTAGAGGAGGGAGAAGCCTACTTAGAATGTGCTGGTATATTTAAAGCTATTAATAACTACAAAGCTATTAAAGAAGAGAGGTTTAACGACTTATGGTTAGGGCTTAACGGTAATACAGAATAATTAAAAATAGTTATCTTATTATGAATAGTAAAGAAATAAAGCCTACTGATGGCAGAAAGGGTAACTCTAGGAAGAAATCTATACCTAAGTTACCTGTACCTCAAGGAGAGAGGTCTAATAAACCAGCACTTAACCAAGCTAAGAAGAGTCGTAAGAAGCAATATGCAAAGAAAGCTATCAAGAATGTATTTGGTAGTGAGGTTGCTATGTTTGAGTCTATGGCAAAGAAAGCTAGAGAAGGTAGTTACAACCATATGAAGTTACTTACTGATATGATGTATGAGGAAGATAAAGATAATGTGGGAACAACTGTTAAAGCTCCTGTTATTAACTTTATAGGTGATAGCGAGATAAGTAAGAAGGTTAAGGAAAAGATTATTGACATAACACCTAAAGATGAGTAAATTAAATATACACAAAAAATACATACCACTATTTAAAGAACCCTCAAGATACTTCGTTGTAACTGGGGGTCGTGGTTCTGGTAAGTCATTTAGTATTAACGTGTTTCTACTTAACTTAACCTATGAGAAAGGTCACAAGGTTTTGTTCTCACGTTATACAATGATATCAGCACATACATCTATTATACCTGAATTTATAGAAAAGATTAACCTAATGGGAGTTCACGAAGACTTTAGGATAACTAAGGACGAGATAATGAACTTAAAGACTGGTAGCTCTATTATATTTAAAGGTATTAGAACCTCATCTGGTAATCAAACAGCAGCACTTAAATCTTTGAATGGTATTACAACATTTGTAGTCGATGAAGCAGAGGAGCTTGTAGATGAAGGTACGTTTGATAAGATTGACTTTTCTATACGTTCTCAGTTAAAGCAGAATAGAGTTATTTTAATACTGAATCCAACAACTAAAGAACATTGGATATATAAGAGATACTTTTTAACAGAAAACGTCTTAGAAGGCTCTAATTTAACTCAAAACAATACTACTTACATTCATACTGACTATAGAGATAACAAAGACAACCTATCTGAGTCGTTTTTAGAGCAGATTTATACAATGAAGAAGAAAAGACCAGATAAGTATGAGCATCAAATACTTGGAGGTTGGTTAAATAAAGCTGAAGGTACTATAATAAGAAAATGGAGAGTAGGAGATTACATACCTACAGAACTTACTTGCTATGGTCAGGATTTTGGTTTCTCTGAGGATTTAAGCACACTTGTAAAAATTTCAGTAGATAAGAATGCCCGAAAAGTATGGGTTAAAGAAATATTTGGTCAAAAAGGATTAAATACATCACAAATCTATATGAAGAATAAGTCAGAGTGTGGTTTAGACTTAATTATATGTGATAATTCAGAACCCAGACTAATAAATGAGTTAAAAGTATTGGGTCTTAACATAAAACCTACTATAAAGAAGAAAGGTAGTATATTGTCTGGTATAGCACTTATGCAGGATTATGAGATAATAGTAGATAGAAACTCTCACGGTATTATAAGAGAGATTAACAACTACGTTTGGAAAGATAAAGGAGAAGTTCCAGTAGATAAGTTTAATCACTATATGGATGCAATACGTTATGCTATGATGTACTTAATACAAGGAATAAACTCTGGAGTCTATACCATTAGGTAAGACGTTTAATATGAAGGGTTATGTTTAATATGAAGGGGTCTACTTCCAACCTTCCTCAATCCACCAATCACAATTAGGATATAAATCTAATAAATCATTTACAACCTTGTCAATTAATTTTGGCGAGGTTTCTGTGTTTAATATGAAGGGTTTAAGTTCTGTTTTGGTTTGAATAAATAAAGTTTCCATTTGTCTTGTGTTTAATATGATGGGGTGCGTTTAATATGATGGGGTAATTTTGTTATTTGTAACTATTCCAAATAGCTTATATAGAATGAATATAAATAGTAAATTTATTTGTATATGTGATATTTTTTTCATACGGCAAACATACAAAATACATATTCAAAAAAAGGCAAATAAAAATCGGGTTTTGCTTGTGTAATTAAAAAAAATGTTGTAGACGTGCGCGCGTTCCTTATATTAGTAATTTATACCTTTGTTATTTAGAATGAAAATAAATAAAAAATAATATTAAAAAAATTAGGTTTGTATTACAAAAGTATTGTATATTTGTAGGGTAGAACAAAAACAATAATTTAAAACCATATAAGAATGAGTAAACTTAACCCAATAACAATAGCAGTTATTAAAGACTTGCAAAAAGACGTAAATGATTTATTATTATTAAGTTCAAACGTAGAAGTAATATGGAGGCTAGAAAATTTACAAAATATGCAACAAGCTTTTAAGACGAGTGCTGAATTAATTAGAAAATCACTTAAACAATAGCACCAATAGAAAATAAGTTAAACTTTTTAATAAATAGTTAAAATAAATTAGGATTGTATTATAAAAAATTACTATCTTTGACAAAACAAATAACAATAACTAAAAAATAAACAAAATGAGAAAAGACGTTTTAATATTAGAAATTAGCAACATACTAAATGATACTGGGGCTTACAAAAAAATCGATAGCCTATTGCAAAAATATAACTTAGATATTGAGCAGACTGTATACGATTATGATTTTGAAGGCAATTTTGTTCAGCCAATAATTGAGCAATACGAAGACAATAACTAAAAAAATAAACAAAATGAGAAAACTAAAAGTAAATACAAAATTAACAATTAGAAAAGTTAATAGACTAGATAATATTGATAAAACTGGCTTAGCAATAGGAGTATTTTTTATCTTACCTGCAGTAATAGCAATAATAAACAATGTAATTGTTAACGGCTCAAATCTTATATAATATGAATGAAACA